CCCGCCCTGCCCACCGCCGCCTGGATCAACCCACCCAAAAAGGAGATCGCAACACCCGCCATCAACCCGATTTGCTCACTAAACTCATGAACCCAGGTGTCTCAAAGTGATTGACACGTTCCGATCGCAGACCATGCGCGAGGCGATGCAGGAGCTCGCCCGCGATCGGCAGGTCATTAAGGCGCCCGTAGTCATCTGGGCCAGTCCGCATGAAACCGAGGAGCTGCTCGCCGCGCGCGTCGCTCGAGCGCGTCGACGAGGCTGTCGCATCATCGTTGCGGTTCGGCACGGCTTTCGCGTACCTGCGGGAGTGCAGGCGGTAGAGTTCGCACAGAAGCATTTTGGCCTGCTGAACCCAGAGAAATGGTTTCGATACCTCATTGCCTCAGGCGGCCGCGGAACGGCGAAATCGTGGTCGATCGCGGATTACATCATCCTCCGGTGCCTTGCGGCTCCTTGCCGCGTGCTCTGCGCACGAGAATTTCAGCGCAGCTTGCGCGAGAGCTCCGCGCATTTGCTCGCCGACAGAATCCGTGCACTTAACCTCGGCGCATGGTTCGACATTTACGAAAGCGAGATCAAATGCTTTAACGGCAGTGAAATAATTTTCGGCGGTCTCGGAGTGAATGCCCAAAGCCTGCAGTCGCTCGAAAACGTCAATGTTTGCTGGTTGGAACAAGCCGAGACGATTTCAGCCCGCTCTCTCGAGATCCTGGTCCCGACGATCCGCGCGCCAGGCAGTCAAATCATTATCAGCTTGAATCCGGACAGCTCAGACGCGCCGGTTATGCAGCTCATAAATGGCGATCGTCCGGATGTGCGGCACGTTCACACGACCTATCTCGACAATCCTTGGTGGGGAGAGACACTCGAGAATGAGCGCGTACAGCTTCTTAGAACTGATCCGGACGCCCACGCCCATATTTACTTGGGCACAACGCGCACGCATTCCAAGGCGAGCGTCTTCGCCGGCAAGTATTCGATCGAGGAATTTGAACCCCCCAGCTATCGACCTGGCGTAGCGCTTCCGGCAAATTGGCGATCTCCCTGGCACGGCCCATATTTGGGCGCGGACTGGGGGTTCTCGCAGGATCCGTCAGTGCTAGTTCTGTGCTGGGTTGCATCCCTCGACAATTCCATCGAGCCACGCCGCAGTAAGTTTTTTGAGATGTTCGGCGAGCCGTCCATGCAAAAGGTAAACGGCCCGCGAGTGCTCTACGTTGAGCATGAGGCCGTTGGCGTTGGAGTCGACATCGACAAAACGCCTGAGCTGTTTGATCAAGTTCCCGGCGCGCGTCGCCGTACCATTCGCGCAGACTGCTCGCGGCCCGAAACAATTCGCTATATGCAGCAGCACGGCTATCGCGGCATGGTCGCGGCGCGCAAGTGGCGCAACTGCGTCGAGGACGGCGTCTCATTTCTCAGAGGATTCGAAAGAATAATTTTGCACCCGAGATGCACGCACGCGGCCGAAGAATGTCGTCTCTACCAATACAAAATCGACCGACTTACCGGCGACGTGCTGCCTGATCTTGAGGACCGGAATAATCACGTGATCGATGCCCTGCGCTACGCGTTAGACCCAGTCATGCGCGCCGCTCGATGCACCGTAACTCCACTGAGGATATAGACCAGCATGTATATCGACCATATCAAATATGCACGCAGACTTGCCAAGAGCAGCGGACTGTATTCCTGCGCATTAAAAGCACTTAGGAAAAACACACAATTAATTCTGCAGACCCCATGGCCGAGATCGTCGTTACTGGCAAGAGATCGCCGGCGCGCCAGCCCCGCGCGATCGTGCGCCTGAACGGCGCCCAAGTGCCAGGATGGATTTCTTGGGAAGTCCTGAACAATAGCTACTATGAGGCGGACACGTTTCGAGTATCGTTCGCCTGCTCGGGGATGAGTGGATTGGTCCCAACTAACAACGCTGTGAGCTCGGGGGGTTCTGCCGCGGCCCCTGGCTCGGCAGCAGCGATGACCTTCGCCGCGAATCAGGGCGTGTTTGATCCCGGCAGTACAATGAACTGGGGCGCCTGGTTCTCGACGCAAGCGTTGCTTTTCGTAGAGATCCTCGCGGGCTTTCCGCATGATCCAGTGAACCCGAATGCCGGTGAGCTAAAAAGTCTCATCTACGGGCGCGTAGACGATATTCATTTCGATCCGGTACAGCAAACCATTGAACTAAGCGGACGAGATCTGACGGGTGTCTTGATTGACGCCAGGATTGCCGACGAATTCGCGAACCAATCCGCGAGCAATATCGCGATTATCATAGCGCAGGAATACGGGTTGACGCCCATCGTCACAGCGACAAGCGGATACGTCGGAACTGCCGAGGAAGGTAATGGCTCGCCGTCCGGCTCTGCCGCAGCGCCTGGCTCGGCGGCGGCGCTGACCTATGCTGTGAATCCGACCGGCATCACTCCAAATTTCGCAGGGACCTTCGACGGTCAGCAGACGAACTTTCCATTTCAGGGAAGCCCTTGGGATCTTTTGACGCAGCTCGCGCGCGGCGTCGGTTTCGTCTGCTATGTCACAGGGCAGGAGTTGCATTTCGAGCCCGCTCCGTCAACCGAAAGGGATCCCTACGTCGTTAATTGGCAGGCAGTCCGCCCCGGCGAGGGCACGCCAAACGCAAATGTGACCGATATCAGCTTCGCAAGAAATCTCACCGTCACCAGGGGCGTCGCTGTGACGGCGATGAGTCCGAACTTCGCCACGGGAAAAACGACGGTGCGATCTTATCCGTCCTCGCCGAAGGGCATTCAGGCAGGCAAGGCCGAGCGCTTCGGCGGCGTACAGGCGTACTTTTTCACGCTGCCGGCTGACATGTCGCCGGTTCAGGTCGAGAGCTACGCCCAGGCGCAATATGACGCCATCGTATCGCACGAAATGAAAATGCACATGCGATTACCGGCCGACAATATTCTCACGACCACGATGCCCATCAGCGTTAGGGGCACAGGTACTAGATTCGATCAGTTGTACTATGCTCGTTCGATCACGCGCGAGATGAGTATCAACGAGGGCTACGTCATGACCGTCGAAGCGCAGAACGTCAACGCGGACGTATCGCCGGAATCATGAGCGGGGATCCCGCGCCTGGCTTCTGCCAGCGGGCGGATACTGATGCCGGCGCCGGCGGCCGCATGAACGGGATTCAACGAGTGACGGCAGCTCTACTGCCTATCGCTCTAAGTGCGGTAGTTATAATTTTTGCCGCCTACCGTATAGAAGTGGTTTGGCACGGTGTTGCTCATGGCGCGCAATCCGAACCCGGTCCGGTATTCTTCACCGGCCGCATCTTCAAATCTAATGAAGCCATAGAAGACGAACGTGGTGTCGTTCGAGTAAAGGCGCCTAACCTCTTCGAAGTTGGCAGCATAGCTCGGGAACGTGGGGTCATCGTTAAGATGATTGAGCCAGTCGCTAACTTGTCCTGCCGCGAGGATCAATTCCCCGGGACGACGGAAGCACACACTGTAATCCGGCGCTGCTGGGACACCATTGTTGAAAGCTACAAGCGCGGTGCCAATTTCCTGAATGATGGCCGGAGAATGGCCATTGTTGGAAATCCTGAATTTGACGCACGGCAATTGATCAAGCGGCGTCGCACGGGCACCTCGCTCTTGCAATCGTTGTCCGATAGAGTCGGGGAAAACATATCCGTTGATCGCTCCGAGGAAAACATAGGGGCGTTCGGCTCGTTCCGCCAATTTGACGGTTTGGCGCAGATTCGAGGCTTGAATTCCGAAGACCACCAGCTGAAGAACGAATATGGCCGCTTGCACAGAGCCCACTATGACCAGCCATCGATTGAACCTGGCGATATCCCCATTCGTCTCACGGGCGGCCTGCTCATTCGCCGCGTTTTGATCGCGATCGCACTTCTCTTGGGAGGTTTCTTCTGGAGTCTTAGGGGATGGAACGACCTTTACGAAAAAAGGCGACTGATCTGTGCCGCGCAAATCTTGTGCGGGCTGCTGCTCGACGTCCTTGGATTGAGTCTGATTTTGATTACCGGTTTTGCTTGGAGTTGGCGCTGGTGGCTGTGAATAGGCGAACGCACTCCACGAAATCAATGCCACCAATGCAATCCATGTTTGCTTCATGAAATCAGGGCACGTCTACTCGTTTTTCGGCTTCCGGCCGCCTTATGGCTGAGGCGGCAGCGCACGCATTCGTACGCCTTCTGTGACGCGTCTACGTGGGCGGCGGCGCCGGATTGACTTCCGCGGCGTCGACAGTAAGCGGCGCCTTTTCAGGCACTTTCTGAATTCCGACTCCGAGCAGTTGCACGATCGCGGACGGCGCAACTTCGGCTTCGGACGCGCCCATGTTCGCCGCGCCAAAGCCATAATTGACTAGAAGCTGCCAAAAACCATCGTGGATGCCGCGGTCCTTAAGCAAGAGGATGGTAAGTTCCTTCGCCTTATACATATATTGAGTCGCGTCAGCCACATTAGTCCCCCGTGAATCCAAGTTGAGGCAAGCCAAGGCCCGTCGTCCCCGCTGTGACTCCAACTTGCGCCGATCCAACCGTTGTGCCGGTCAAATACCTGTTCCATCGCGAAGATTCCAATCCGCCCGACTCCAGATGTCCGATCATTAGATTTCGGTCGATGTAGATGGTGCTTGGTGAATAGTTGAAAGCCATTGTGGTGACGGGAATACGCAGCAGCATACGATCAACAGTAGCCCGAAAACCCTCGTGGCTACCGAGGTAATGCGCGAGCGCGGTAGTTAGCCACTGATTGAGGCTCACACCCTCCAAACTCGCCATTTCCGCCGATCGCTTATGCAGGCCACGCGGGATGCGAAGGGCGATTTTGCCGCTGTAACCGCCGAGCTCGACGGGTTCCGGAATCGTATTGCCCGTTTCAACCGCCGACTCGATCCACGCCGCAGCAGCTGCCTCGAGACTTTCGAGCGCTTCCTTCGCCGAGTCACCCTCGGCTACAAGGCCAGGGAACTCTTGAATTGTCGCGACGTACCCGCCGCTTTCGTCTGGCGTCAATCGCCTCGCGTAAGGACGGGCTAGATACTCCTTAGCGTCCATCTGCTCTCCGGTTGTAAAATTGAACGCAATTTTTCATCCAACGTCCGCATCGTCATCCGCATTAGCACCACCTGAGGCGTCGAATTCACTAGCCTCGTTTTGGTCAAGGTGCTGGCGCCACAGATCGACGTCGTTTTGCAAAATGTTCACAATATTCAGCGCCGTGCCGGTCTTCAGCGTCGGATGATGCGGAATTGACAGCGGCGACCCTAGATTTGGCACAGTCGGCGAAGCGTAAGTTGGCTCTTTTCCACGATTTACCTTATAGCGCCCTAGTTTTCGAGCTAAACGCTCGAATTCACCAGGCTTTCTTCCGCGCGGTGCGTCCCGAAGCCCGGCAAGCTCAAGCTCGATCTTGTCCAGCCGCTTCGAGTGCATGATATCACCGATGATATCAGGGAGCTGTGAAGCGGATTCAAGTTATAGCGCCGCCAAAAAAACGAAAAGGCCGCCCCGCGAGCAGGCGGCCTCTTCCAGACCCGACTGAGCCCCGTTAAGTGGGCGCTACGTCGGCCTTCAAGGCGGCTTCCACCCGCCGAATTGCTTCAAGCGGGCACACTGGTATCCCCTCATCGACCGTCAGTTTACCGAGCATTGGAAAGCTCGGCCGGTTGTAGATTGCGATGCTTCGGATCGCTTCATATGCCCTTGCGGCGGCTATCCACGGTTCAAATGAACGGCCGACGCGAAGAACATGTTGTCCTTTGCGATGGCGCTCGGGGATGAGCCTTTCGATTCTTTCTCGGCTCGTTGAGGTGAGGTGCACCGAATTCAGCAATAAGATCGCTAACTGCTCATGCAAGCACTTACACCTCTCCCTGTCTTTCGGATCGAGGTAGACGGCCTCTTCCATGACGTCGAGCATGGCCTCGACGCTGAACATCGTGGCGTCCTTTTCCGGCAGGGTGAGCTTCGCCAGTTGGTTTGCGAACGATTCCCCGGCTGACCTGAGATTCGAGGGCACGTCCGCGCGGCCGCCGTTTTGAGATTTTCTCGCGGGCGTCGTTGTGGGTTTGCAGCTGCTCACGGCCGCAACTCCGCGGTGGCTCCGACCTTGCGAATGCGACGCCGTCTCGTTTGCCAGCCGCGGCGTGCGATATCAGAGTTGATTTGCCGGAGCTCTGCGCGCTCGTCTGCCTTCGTGCGAGCTAAGCCCTCTCTCATGTGTGATGCCAGCGACTCGAACGTTATCGAATCCAGTCCTTCCATTAGTTGAACGAAGGGATACAAAGCTTCCTCGATCTCACTGAAAAATCCGACAGCCTGCCCGCATAACGAATCCCCGCTTCCTACGACGCCACGCCCGAGCATGTCTAGGACAATAAGCTGCAGAGTGCTCCCGGCGGAGCGCCCTTCAACCCTTTTTACCTCGCGCAGGAACTTCAGAAATGCGAGTGCAGCAGCCTGCCCAGTGCGGTTGCCCCCGCGGTAACCGCCCTTCGCGGGCAGGTTCCAGAAGCTTCTTCCGCCAGGGATTGCCAAACCTTTTCCAATACTCTTGCCGATGAACGGCAGTGCGCTGTAGGGATCGGGATTGCCCGGCTGATTGGCGCGAGTTGATTTCTTAGCCATTTGACACCTCCCGGCGCACGTTCCAAGCGCGAACGGCATTCGGAACGCAGTTCATGACGGGCCCCTCGGCTAGGCACGCCCCGCACTGGACGCGGGCGTCGACGCCATCACCGCGGCCGTTAGGATCGTCGGCCCAGATCTTCACCAAGCGGGCGTTGCCGCAGAACGGACAGGGAGCCGGGCAGCCTGCGGACCGGCCGGGCATTGGGAAGTAGGGAAATTGCACCACGTTGGGTGCGGTAGGATTATCGGTAGCCATTGCGGATCTCTCCTCCGGTTCGCATTGGTCAGGCGGCCGGCAGTGGTTGATTGCACTGCCAGTCGCCGCTCGGGATACACCTTCGATCGTGAACTTTTAGGGTTTCCGGGCATGTATCCCGGGGTGTATCCCAAGTGACCTAAGTCACTGATCCGGCTAGAAAGTCTGCGTACTTCCCAAGCAGACAAAGAGGACTTTCATACAAGGACTCACAACACCAAGGGTCCGGGACAGTCCCGGGCTCTATCTTCGCATCGGAAAGACGGGAGGCAAGTCCTGGGTTTCTTATCGCACGTGCGGCGAGCAACTGAAGCGCGTGAAGGTTCTCGCGTACACGGCGACGCGGTATCAAGCATCACGCCGAGCGCGTCATTAGACGACCGGTGCTCATGCCATCGCCCTTGCGGTTTCTGTCCTGCCTCGCGCGAGCGAAGTGCTCGGCTCGGCGGAACCCGCATGATCGATCGCTCGTTCCCGCGCACGGACGCCGGCAACTCGGCGCG